TAGCCACCACTGAATCCATCACGGGCTGACGCGCTCCTAGCGTCGCTTACCGTGATTATTTTATTTAGAACTTCTCCCTTTAGAGGTGGTTCACGGCCCTAACGCCGGAGCAGGTAGAAGTGATTACCTTAACAGCACTCTCTGGGTGCTCGTCCCTCGCACCGCAGATCGCTTTTCCAGGGAGCGAGGCATTCCCGGAAAAGCGGACATCCTTAAAAAAGGGATTCCCGGAAAAACGGGCATGCTTGATTAATCATTATTTCTGACTGGGAAAGGTACCGTAGTGGAGTCGACTCCACTGACATGTTCACAGTCATGAGTGCTGAGTGTGTTGCAGTCGTATCTGTAACGATCACACAGTGGGAGGTTGATACTTAATGTTACATTGCTGGGTTTAGAATCATTTCTTTTATGTCCCGCAAACGCAACTGGTGCTTTACTTTGTTCCCTGATCAAGATGGATACTACACCGATAACATCGCCGATATGGTCTCCGGTGATTACGACTTTGAAGAACAGAAGATCCGATTCATCATCTTCCAAGAAGAAATCTGTCCTGAGTCGTCGCGGAGGCATTTACAAGGATACGTTGAGTACACCGTTAGCAGGAGGCTTGCGGCGGTTAAGCTTAGCCTCGGCTCGGAGTCGGTTCATCTGGAAGGGCGCAGAGGTACGGCGTCAGAGGCTGCAGAATATTGCGAGAAGGAGGACAGCTTCGCGCCCGACGGTATTAGATTTCAATGGGGAGAGCTCGGTGGAGAACAAGGAGCTCGAAGCGATCTTGCAACGGTGGCGTCAGCTGTGATTTCTGGAAAGCGTGTGGAGGAGGTTGCCTTGGAGTTCCCTACGACTTTTATTCGATATAACAGGGGGATCGAAAAACTTACGAATGTCGTCCGGCGTAAGGAGCAGATGAGGAATTTGAGGATGTTGAAAGTTGTTGTTCTTTGGGGAGATGCAGGTACTGGAAAGACGAGAACGGCCTTTGAGTTATCTCCAGATCATTATATTTTATCGCAGCAGGATGGACAGCTTTGGTGGGACGGATATGAGGGACAGAAGCACCTCATCATCGATGATTTTTATGGCTGGATTAAGTGGGGTCTCTTTCTTCGTATTCTGGATATTTATCCTTTGCAACTGCCTGTCAAGGGGGGCTTTACGATTGCTTCTTGGGATGTTGTTTTTATTACAAGCAACTGCATGCCTCGTAATTGGTATGAACGGGGGATGCCTGCCGAGCTCGCCAGACGTCTCACTCATATAGTTGAGTTTGAAAGTTACGAGACGGATTTTGATAAGATTAAAGAGATTTTAGTTTGATTACTGTTTAAAGTCTTCTTCAGCAATGTCTTCCATAAACTGGACGCCATCAGTAATAGTTGGCAATACATTTGCATCGCCTCCAATGAGGGACTTAAAGGCTCCTCTGCCGAAGAGTTCAGCTCTATGGTGGGTATACGTGATGTAGTCTATAGCTCCCTCAGTCGTCCCGACATCTGTAGGGGTTAACGCTCAATGCATGGAAGTACCCCATCATCTTACCATGACGACCTGGGACTTCATACCTCGATAAGACTCGGCGTTTACATCATTAGGTTTGTTGTTCCAGCTGAAGGGTTTGTTTCTTCGCATCATGACGGTCATCTCATCACCAGGATCGAGTGCTCTGGTTCTTTTTTTAACGATTTTCCAGTATCTCCTAAAGATAGGAGAGTCAACCGGCCAGTACTTGATGTCTATAGATGGAGCAGTAGCTTCTGCCGTTGTTAAACCTGATGAAACGAGGGAAGAGGGAGTGTTTGACAAGTCTTGGGTAGGTGTTAACACGTATACAGCGATATTGGCACGTTGTGTAGTGTTGTTTCTGAAGACAGTACGGGATCTGGCGTTGACGAACTTAACGTTGGCGGTAGCGGTACCAGTATCAAGGTCAAGCGTCTCTCTTGAGTTTACACCCGCGTCCATCTGCAGTACACGAAAGGTTGAAAGGACGTTATCCATTTGCCCGGAGGTTAGTATAGCTGTGATGTCTTTATAAGCGCATTCGCCAGCGTCCCATGATACGTTTCCTGACGACACGTCCCGATAAACATTCGCAACAGCATTCTGATGCTGCATCCTGCCTAGGCCCTTTGCAACTCTTTTGATCTTTCTGTATAAAGGCTTCATCGAGGGATATCGCCTCCTCTTGTATCTCCTTTTCCTCCCGTAAGATGCGGAACGGCGTCTCTTTAGTGCTCTTGGTCTTCTCCATGTACGGCGCATTTTTTTAAGTGAACCGCCAAGTGTTTTCTGCTTTTTATGGCTAAAACGATCTATTAAATAGACCGGAATAGCAGATCTTGATCTTTTCCCTGTATGTTTTCGAGGAAGCTCGTCGCCCTGGGGAGCGAAATATTTCTTAGCTCGAAAAGTCTGACGCGCAATCCATCCGGGCACAGACTTATCCTTAGCAATTCTGTCAAGGAAGCGTTGATCTGCTTTAAACCATTTAAAGTATGGATTCCTTCCTCCTCGTTGTAGTTTACCATAATCGAGGTCATGTTTCCTAGCCGCTGCATCAAGGTCATTGCGTGGTGCCCTATCAAAGTTCTTCGTTCCTGGTCCAAGGTAGTTGTATCCGGGGTAGTGAAGAGCTGGGAAGCTCCACCGTGAACGGGAGCTCTTCTTATATCTGCGTCTGCTCCTTGCCATTGTACGGTCATTTGTAAATGAATCTGTTGACAGAATTCGGTCCTGGATCACAAGTATGGATCGGACCGGAAGTGGTGGGTAATACTA